GAATTTCTCCCCACAAGATGAAATAGAATTAGATATTGCTCATGAGTTTGGACCATTTGCATATGATGATTTTGTTGGAGCCCCAACCGATGAATATAAAAATTCATATACCCCATTAAAAGATTTACGAGACAAATACTTTAGAAAATATGCAGGAAATCCTTCGTTTTTTGATTATTTACATATGTTGCAATATTTTGATGATTCTTTATTTAGAACCGTTAGACAATTATTACCTGCAAGAACAAATGCACAGGTTGGTTTAATGGTAAAACCACATGGATTAGAAAGACCAAAAATACAAACAAGACCATCTATGAGTAAGGTTGGTATGTATATAAAAGATTTACCCCATCAAGATCCATTTGACCAAACAATTTTAGACGGTAAATTTAATCTATTTCAACACATGTCCGTTAGTTCAAATTTAACAGAAGTCGGTGGATATTTTAGTGAATCATATTATAGAGGCTGGGCCCCACATAGAAGACCAGATGATGAAAAACCATTAAGAAAGGGTGGAATATTAGATACATTTGAATTAACTCCACCAGCAAAAAATAGCCAAATAAATAAACAATTTGTTTCTGAGAATAGATTACAGCATGTAAAGTCATTAGATAATAGAACTGTTGGGGAAATAGAAATAGATATGGACTATAAAAAGTTTAACTATGACCACTGGTTAAATGGTTCAAGATATATCCACACAACAGTAGAGTTTCCAAGAGATGTTTTTGGAGAAGAAGCTTCCGGTCCAGGTGCACCAGGAACAGCAAGTGGAATATTAGCCGATGGAAGTAATGGTGCGCTAGTATGGAATGGTTATTATAATAGAGATGCTTGGGGAATGACAATCCATAATCCTCCTCATCACTATGATTCAAATGTAATTATTGATGGAAGACCATATAAAAATAATGCTGGTGGAGGTAATTATGATAATTATACTGCTTCACTAGATATTAACATAACTGATGGTTGGAAAAAGTGGGGATTAAACCGAAAATACACAAATGAAATATATGTGCCATTTATTGGTGATGTAAGAAAATCATTTGAAAGAAAAACCCAATTGTTTTATTATGCAACCGAATGGAGCCAATCGGCAGGATTACCAATCCCAGAAGCAGATATATTATCCAACGTAGTTGATGCATATCATGGATCTAGACTAGCAGGACAAACTTTACCTTCTCACTCACTAACAGAACCTGCAGAATACCAAGATTTCAGATCAACTGCAATGGCAGATTTATGGTGGAATGGCTGTAAACTGGTAGGCTCAGATTTTAATATGGAGTCTGCACAAACAATTGATGGTGGACCAGTAGTTGAGTTTCATGAAATAAGTCCATATAAATATGTGGCTGCAGACGAAAATGCTGATGGAAAATTATTAACTGCTGGAGAAGGTATAGGAGAAGCTGGACTGAGAGATGATATTCGAACAGCCCCAGTAGGAAGACAAACCTCAAGACCAAACCCAACAAGAGGAGGTTTTATGAGACATAGTACAAGAGGCGGAAGAAACTCAAGTAACCAAGCTTAATTAAAATAAGTGAACTAATTTTGTAGTAAAGATATATTTATATACGAACAAAAATGTAATGGAGTAAACAATGGGATATTTAGATAAAACAACAATTACGGTAGATGCAATTCTTACCAAGAAAGGTAGAGAACTATTAGCAAAAGGTTCTGAACACTTCGACATAACACAGTTTGCAGTTGCAGACGACGAAATTGATTATGGACTATGGGATGTTAACCATGCCTTAGGTAGTAATTATTATGGCCAAGCTATTGAAGCTTTACCTTTGGTAGAAGCAGTACCAGATGAAACTCAAGTAATGAAATATAAATTGGTAACGTTACCTAAAAATATAGCAAGAATGCCAACCCTATCAGTAGTACCTACGGCATTAACACTACAAACTGGCGGACAATCAGCCCTTATTCAACCAACAACTGTAAACTTTGCAAATGGTAATGCAACTTATGGTTATACGTGTATATTATCAGACTCTGATGTTTGTTATCTTAACGTTGCTCCAGGTGGAGAAATAGATTCTAGATATAATCCTACAGTTGCAGACTTTGCTGGCGATTCTACAAAATCAGTATCTGTTGTTGGTAAGAGATTTGAAATCGTTGCAAAACCTCAACCAATATCTACAAAAACAGCAACATTAACTATTATTGGTAACGAAACTGGAGGAGTAAAAACAGTAACGATAACAGTTAGTAAAGAAAACTTAAGTTCTAATATATTAGAACAAGCAGTATACTAGGAGAAAAATAAATGGCAACAAGAGGTAATTTAAGATATAGTGATAGATTTAGTCGTTCTCCTAAAAGAAACCAAGTAGAACGAGTTGGTAGCAAGAGAGACTTACCAAGAATAAGACAAGTAAGACGAAGACCAACTACACCAGTATTACAACCAATATATGGTAGATTCGGTGGAAATGATATTGTCACTAGTGGAGACCAAGATGTTGTAACTGCAGCAATGTGGTCTAATCAAGACGGAATAATGGCCGCAGGAGAATATCATACTTCTTCAGTTCAAAGTGGAAGTTCTGGTGAATATTATTTTAACTGCTATAGAGAATCTTCTACAGCAAACCCAGATAGAGAAGTACAATTCGCAGGAGGATTTGGCCACTATGCTGGTTCAGGATCACAACAACCCCAATACGCTACTGTTGGTTTTTCTCCAACAAGAGCTATTCACTCCCAATACAGAAATTTATTGTTAGCACCAGGAGATGATTATTTTACACTAACAAACCGTTCATCTTCTTTATCTGCTAATTTAGAATATTTCCATTTCTTAAATATACAAAGAAATAGATTAAAAGAAAAAGTAGACCCTGCAAACTGGGAATTACATATATCAGGAGCAACTGCAGTTACTCCAGGTGGTGGAGCTGCAACTGAACCATTAAAAATAAAACTAATTGATGATTCATCTGTATCTGATGGAACTATAACAGAAGGTGGAGCAGTATACAAAATTGTTAGTGGTACTATAGCAAATGGTCCTTACACTGGTGCTGGAACACCCTACACTGAATATGGTTTATTTTATCCAGATAACGGTGCATACATTTTAGATTCTGCAGGAATTGATGGAGAAATAGGACTAAATCTTGATATTGGTCCATATGCATATTGTTCTACTCCTGTAACTGTTTCAAACGCAAATACTGTTTTTTGGTTTGACCACATAAAAGATGGAGAATATTTTGCAGCTAGAAACAAGGAAACTATTCATTCTACACACTATTTTATTAGGTTAAAAAATAATGAATATAACTTTAGTAATAATCCATCATTTACTTCTGGTTCACAAGGAACATTTTCACACCCATCTTTTTTCAAAGACCCAAAAACATATATAACAACTATTGGTATGTATAATAACAATAATGAATTATTAGCCGTCGCAAAGTTATCTAAACCGTTATTAAAATCTTATAATAGGGAAGCTTTAATACGAGTTAAATTAGAATACTAGGTTAATCATGCTATGTCAATATTCAAACAGTTCTCAAAGGATGATTATACAAAAACACCATATACAGCACATAAACGATATCATATAAATATTGGTGATTCAACTGATTTTACTGGAACGGCTGAAGACTTTGAAGAATATCCAGTAACAGGCCTAGAATCTATTCATGTAAACGCATATACATGGGATCCAATCTTAAATAGAACCCTCATTCAAAACCAGTTTACCTCAGGAACAATTGGTGCACATACATATACTGAAAGAGAAACAACAAACGGCCACATAATGCGATCTTTACATGATTCATTAGCCCATATGTATTATAATGGATCACATTGTATTAACGTCAATCATGATACATCCTTTTGCACAGAACCAACTAGAAACGAATATAGAGAATTAAACGGCTCGGCCCAAATATTTTCTGTACCCCAACTAATTTTTGGTGATAAAATACATGAAACTGATGTTCACTTTGATGCAGATAACCCAGCCTTAAAAATATTATCCGGTACCGCAGGAAGCCAAATAGATTTAAGAGATGATGGTTTTGGAAACCTATATGAATATGGAGTAAGTTTTGGCGCAACCCAATCTCTTACAATGTACCATAATCTAACATCTAGTTGTGTAGGGTACTGGGGGTTTAATGAATTATACCCATTCCACCAAAACCATGTATTAGGCCACTGTCCAACATTTTTTATGGAAGTAAAAGATGGCTCACAATATAATACTCCAACAGTAGCATCTGCAGTTTTTGTAAATAGCCAAAGTTGTACTGATCTACCATATAATAATGCCATCCACGGAACAGCAGCAATGTTTACAGGACAATCTGGAAATGCATATGATAATAGTAAATTTTCTTATGTCAAAGCAAAACATCATAGAGGATTAGACTTTAGAAAAGATGAAGATTTTTCAATTTCAATGTGGTTTCATGCTCCCCAATCCCAGTCAAATAGAGTTAGTGGTTTAAACTATCTTTTATCAAAAGGAGAAGGACACCATAGTGACCCATTAAATCCTAATGCTATATGGACAACAAAATATCCTTTTGATTTATCTATAGGAAATTCAGTACACAATTTAGAAGGTTGGGGCCAAGGATCACAAGGAAAACTAATAGCTAGAAGACACGATGGTTTTAATCAATATACAATATCCTCATCATCAGATGTAACTGGATCTTGGGTACATGCAGTATACCAAAAAACTGGTTCAAATTTAGAACTTTGGATAAACGGTACATTAGAATCTAGTTTAGTTGCTCCTGATTTAGGCGAACCTGGTAATGATAAAGATTTATATCTTGGTATAGCTACTAGATTAACTTGGTCTGGAAATTATATGATGGAGAATGATGGCACATATTATATTAACCCTATAACTGGCCAGCCTAAAAAAGAAATGGTCAGAGAATTTATGAGACCATATTCTGGTTCAATAGATGAATTAAGAATATATGAAAGAGCCCTACATTCAGATGAAATAGACTACCACTATCAATTAAAAAATGGTACTCCATTTGTAGGAAATGTAATGCATGAACATGGAATAATAACAATAACTCACCCAGATCCAGCATATAGAAATATAGCTAGAAATTGCACAATGTCTCTAAAAAATACATTCAAAATAACAGAAAACGAATATACAGCAAACTTAAAACGCGGTGAATACAATTTCACAATGAATCCATCTATTACTGTTGACGCAGGCTCAGGTTCTAGACTTGGTGAAATTGAATCATTTGTGACGGACACCGATTGGGATCCGTATATAACAACAATTGGATTATATAATCCTGCAGGACAACTATTGGTTATTGGAAAACTATCAAGAGCATTAAGAAAAGATGATGGTTATGATACAACATTAGTTGTGAGATTTGATACATAAAATATGGCAAGAAAAATATCTAAAGCTCGGGCAAATGCAATAAAGCATGGATACCGATCAGGTTTTGAACACACAGTTTCTGAAAAACTAACAGAATCTAAAATTAAATTTGGTTATGAAGTCACACAAATAGACTATATAAAACCAGAAACCCACCATAAATATACAGTTGACTTCACTCTACCTAACGGTATATTGATTGAAACTAAAGGTCGATGGGTTCTAGAAGACAGAAAAAAACACTTACTCATCAAAAATCAACACCCAGAATTAGATATTAGATTGGTATTTCAAAATCCTAATGGTAAGATACGAAAAGGCTCTAAAACAACATATTCAGACTTCTGTGATAAAAATGGAATATTATGGGCATCTAAAACAGTACCTCTTGAATGGTTAGGTAAAAAAGCACAATAAATATTTCACCAAGTCAATTATTTTTATTATATTAAAGTATGAATAAGTTAAGATTAGTTCAACTATTAGAATCAATTCTGTCCAAAGGAAATCACAACCACCAGAGTAATGAAATAACCTTTTATTGTCCATTTTGCAATCACTACAAACAAAAATTAAATATAAATTTAATAAGTGAAAAATGGCATTGTTGGGTATGTGGCATTGGAGGACATAAAATATTAAGTTTATTTAGAAAGTTAAAGGTAGAAAAAAGGTTTTTTGATATTTTGTCAAAAATAACAGGTACTAGATTATCAAATATTTCTAAAGATAAATCATATGAGATAATATCTCTACCATCAGAATTCCAAAAGCTTTCTACATCAAACCCAAACAGCCCAGAAGCAAAAAACGCATTATCATATTTAAGAAAAAGAGGCCTATTTAGTCAAGATATATTAAAACACAATATAGGATATTGTGAATCTGGAAAATATAGTGGGATGATAATAATTCCAAGTTATGATGAAGATGGCAACTTAAACTTTTTTACTGGTAGAAGTTATTATGACGTAAACTTTAAACACTTAAATCCAACTGTCTCTAAAGACATTATTGGTTTTGAATTATTTATTAACTGGAATGAACCAATAACTATTGTTGAAGGTGCATTTGATGCAATTGCAATTAAAAGAAATTCAATTCCATTGTTTGGTAAACTAATATTGGATAAGTTAAAATTAAAAATTTTAGAAAAAGGTGTTAAGCGCATAAATATAACCTTAGACAAAGATGCCATGAAAAATGCAATATCTATGGCTGAATATTTTATTGGTTGCGGAATATCAGTTTATTTTGTAGAATTACCAGAAAAAGACCCATCTGAATTAGGTTTTGAAAAAATAACAAATATTATAAAACAAGTAAAAAAGCTAACACCTAAAAAATTATTAGAGTATAAAATAAATGAATATTAATGTTGATTTTGACAAAGTAGAAAAAATTCTGCACATAGCAGACATACATATTAGAAACTATAAGCGCCACAAAGAATATAGGCAAGTATTTAGAAAATTATATAAAGAAGCTAGAACTCTTCCTAAAAATAGTTTAATTTATGTTGGTGGAGATATTGTACATACAAAAACAGATATTAGTCCAGAGCTAGTTCAAATTGTTAGCGAATTCTTAAATAGACTAGCAAATATTAGACCAACAATAGTTATAGCTGGAAATCACGATGCAAACCTAAATAATAAATCTAGATTAGATTCTCTATCTCCAATAATAGAAAATTTAGCCAATGAAAACTTATATTATCTTAGAGACAGTGGAATATATAATATTGCCAATATAGACTTTGTAGTATATTCTATTTTAGATGAACCAGAAGAATGGCCAAATCCAAAAGATTCAACATCAAAAAATAAAATAGGTCTATTCCACGGAGCAGTAAATAATTCTAAAACAGATGCTGGATATACTGTGCGAGATGAAAGCCTCCCATTAAAAACCTTCAGTGGTTGTCATATGGTAATGCTTGGCGATATTCATAAATATCAATACTTAAATAAGGCTGAAACTATTGCATATGCCGGATCAATGATACAACAAAACTTTGGAGAAACATTTGAAAACCATGGATATGTTATTTGGGATGTCGAAACTAGAAAATCTGAATTTTTTAATATTCATAATGATTATGGGTATTATACACTAAGAGTAAAGGATGGAATACTTCCAAACATTGATAACATTCCAAAATATCCAAGGCTAAGATTTATAACAGAAAATACAACCCAAGCCCAAATAAAAGAAATGTTAATTGAAATTAGAAAAAAATGTAAAGTTCATGATTTTGTAGCAATAAAAGCAGATAGACTTTCTAATATGTCTAATAATTCTAGAGGAAGTATAGCTATAACAAAGGATATACGAGACTCAGAGTACCAAAATAAACTTATAGAAGAACATTTAGAAAGAAACTTTCCAATAGTTGATGGAGCTATATTAAAACGAATAAGAAATATAAATAGAGACTTAAATAAACTTTTACCAGATGTAGAAATTGGTAGAAATATAAATTGGAAACCAAAGAAATTTGAATTTTCAAACATGTTTAGTTATGGTGAAAATAATATAATAAATTTCAATAACATGACTGGAGCTATAGGTATATTTGCACCAAATCATGCAGGTAAATCTGCAATTTTAGACGCACTAGCCTATTGTATTTTTGATAAATGTTCTAGAACCAAAATGGCAGCTGCCGTAATAAACAATAAGAAAAATAATTTTACTTGTAAATTAAATTTTGAAATAGATGGGGTAGATTACTTTATTGAAAGAAAGGGTAAACGAAAAAAAGATGGTGGAGCAAGAGTAGATGTTAATTTTTGGATGATTGGAGAAGACGGAAACCCAATATCCTTAAATGGAGACCAACGTGTATATACAAATAAAAATATTAGAGGTTATCTAGGAAATTATGACGATTTTGAACTAACAACTCTTTCAGTACAAAACAACAATACAGGATTTATAGATAAAACCCAAACAGAAAAAAAAGATTTACTGGCCCAATTTTTAGATATTAGTGTATTTGAAGAATTATATCATTTTGCAAATGAAGAAATAAAAGATGTACAAGTACTTCTAAAAGATTTTAAGAATACGGATTTTTCTCAAAAATTACATGAAGAAACCGTTTTACAGGAAGAATTAAAGGTAAAATATTCAAATATAGAAAAACAAAGAACTAAATTATTAAAAAGTGAAAAAGTTGTAAATAAAAAGATTATAGAATATACGTCTAAGGTAATACAACTAGACCCTGAAGTACCGGATAGTGTAGAAACACTAGAATCTGTTGCAAAAACAATAATAGTAGATATTAAGGCAGAAAACGAAAAATTAGAAAAATATATAAAATATACTGAAGAAAATAAAACTGATTTTTTAGAAATATCTAAAAGTATAAAGGGATATAATAGAAAAAAAATAGAGATTGATTCTAATAGAAATAACCAAATAGAAACTTTATTACAAAAGCTTAATCATGAAATAGAAATGATGAAAGTAAAGGTTAAGAATAAATTAGATACTGTTAATCAATTACACTCCCATGAATATGATCCAGACTGTGAATTTTGTTGTGATAATTCTTTTGTAAAAACAGCTGAAAAAGCAAAGCAAGACTTGCCAAAATTAAAATTAGAAACAGAAAAATTATTAGACTCTAAGTTAACTTTCCAAAAAGAATTAGAATCATTAAAAGACTCAGTTAAACAAGGAATTTTGTTGGATAATTTAGATTCAAACCTTTCTTTAATAAAACAATATCAATCTGAAATAAAGATAAAAACTATAATTAGAAAATCAAATATAGCTAAAAAAGAATTAAATCAAAAACGTGTCAAGTCTTTAATAGAAAAATATTATGAAAATAAGCGGTCTATAGTTTCAAATAATAAAATAAATGAAAATATAATTAAAAAAGATATAGAACTAGAAGATATAAAAGAAAATCTATCAGTTATAAATTCAAAATTACAAACTGCATATAGTAATATTAGTGTTTGCCAAAAAACAATAGAAAATATATTGGATTCTATAGAAAGAGCTCACGATCTAGAAGAAAGATTAAAAGCATATGAATATTACTTAGCAGCAATTCAAAGAGACGGCGTACCATACGAACTAATATCAGAAATATTACCTTATGTTGAAGAAGAAGTAAATATAATTCTTTCCCAAATAACAGATTTTTCTATAATGTTTGAAACTGATGGTAGAAATATAAACACCTTCATTGTATATGGTGCTGAAGAAAAATGGGCCCTAGAAATGACTTCTGGTATGGAAAAATTTGTTAGTTCATTGGCCATCCGTGTAGCACTTATAAATGTATCAAATCTACCAAGGCCAAATTTTTTAGCCATAGACGAAGGCTTTGGAAACTTAGATTCCGGAAACCTAAATTCAATATTTTCATTGTTTGATTACTTAAAATTAAATTTTGATTTCATAGTTGTCATCTCCCACATTGATTTAATGAAAGATGCAACTGATAATACATTAGAAATCACCCAAACTAAAGGTTATAGTCAAGTAACGTACTAAATAATACTCCACTCTGATATTTATATAATGATAGTATAGGAGTTATTATATGGCAAAAATATTGAGGTTCCAAGAACCTTTAAGATTCGAACCCGTTTCGTACAGAAGTTTAGACAATATACCGGTATTCATACAAGATGATAGTGCAACATCATATGATTATTTCGGAATAACAGAGTCTCCAACTGTTTTAACAGCTGGAAAAAATCTTCTTTCATTTACTGGTACTAAAAATCTTGTCTCAGGTGCAGAAATTGCAATTGAAGTATTAGATGCAAATGGAAATTTAATTCCCGTAAGAACATATGACCATATTGGTGAAGGAAATGAACGAGTATTTTCTATTGAAGTTAATAATGATACACCTGAAGGCGATGCCCTAATAACACTTGTTAGTGTTGCAAAAGGAAAGGTAGCATTTGATAAGCGAAGACAGAGAGATTTATCAGAACTAACCCCAAGAAGTTATGCAGATAGATTTAATATTCGCTGGCAAAAAAGAATAAACTGCTATCCAAGAAGAAGAAATACAGATGCAATTTCATTTTTTCCAAATCCAGATATAACGGTACAAGAAGTTAAAAAACCATATTTTGAATTAAATTATAATCAACGACTAATTAAGTATGGAACTACACATGCAAGTGCAAGTATTTATTTTGATAATAACTTCCAAGCAAATGATGAAGTAAGAATACAAGTTGATAGCTCAGCTAGTGCATGGAGATTTATTGCTTGTGATTCTTTCTCAACTCCAGAAGACACCTTTCCAATTATATTTTGGCCAACCAGTTCAACACTAGCTAGTAGTGTAGAATATTTAGCACAAGAAATACAAAACTCTCCATTGCAAATATCAACATCATATGAAAATATTGGTGGCCTTGATTGGATCCACATGACAGCAAGTTATGCTGGTGATGAACCAAACCAATGGACAGTATATACTGGATCCCATGTTGAATGGGCGTCATCACCAGCATCTGCATCCTTTAGATTTGCAAATTCTGCTTCTAATGGATCTATTATAAGATTAATTTCAGATGATGGAACAACAAAAAGCTATTATGCAACTAGTTCCGCTGCAAGTGCTGGAGATATATATGGTGGATTTAATCTATACCAAACAGGTTCATCAAAATTAGAAGCTGCGAGAAATCTTTCTCAATCAATTTCCCATGTAAATGGCCACAACAATAAAATTTCAGCATCCGCAAACTCCCCACTCAATGGATATGTAAAATTATGGATGCAACACCCAGCAGCAAATGGTGCAGGACATCAAAATGGAAACACTGATATTTTTACTCAATCTTTTAATGGAACACATGCTGATGGAACAGTAGGATTAGATAGTTGGAATGCTACATTTGATAATTCAATTGGATTTCCAGTATCATTTTCCGGTGGATTACAAAGTGGGTCAAAGTTTACACAAAGTTTAGCCCAAAGTTTCAAGGGTGGAGCATACCAATTTATAACAGGAGGATCTAATACAAAAGCATCATATACATTATGTTCAGCAACATCTGTTGGTGGATGGAATGAACAAACCGGTTCAACAAACGATTCTTATACTCCAATATCTGGAGCATATCAAATGGGTGCCCCTGCAAATACTACAACAAAATTAAGATATGAAGTAGAAGGTGATAAATATTTTGTTTATGTGGCAGGTGATATTGGTGCTGATTTTGGTGGATTTACAGAAGATATGGTTGGTGGAACATTGCTTTTTCCTAAGCCAAATAACCCTCAACCATCTTCATTTCAATCAATACCTGGTACAGAAACTCTTGCACCACCAACATATAATGAAAAAGAAGATGGAGACGGCCACGCATTTTATTCAGAATCATTTGGCTCATCATCGGTATTCCATCAAGGTGCATATGATACCTTTATTATGGAAAGAATTTCTCCATTTCAAATTAGAGTAAATAGTCCCCATACAACGTTTCAAGGATTAACTAGGTCTCAAGAAAGAGAAGTGTTCCATCAAAAATTTGATGAAAGTGATTGGAGATTAGATTGGGCTCAAGAACCAATTTCCCACAGTAATTCTATGAATCAAGTTTACAGAGAAGGTGGAAAAGATTTTTTAACATCATATGCAAAAATAGAATTTAATAATTTAACCCCTCTTGTTGGAGATATTACTAGAATAAAAACATATATGCGTAATGACCAAACGGTAAATGATTTTATTATGATGGGCGACAACCCAGTATTTGCTCAAGAACTTCTATTCCAATCTCAATCATTAGTAGAAAGAAAACCTGCAGGAGACTTTTCTAAATTTGGTTTTTCTAATTATGACGAATTATATAATTATTGGGAAATTCTAGGTCCACCAAGTAGTTCTTCTGGTGGGCATGTTATGGACAGTCCTGAATTAGCATTATATAATATGCAAACAGTTGCATTAAATAACCCAATAAAGGAATCTTTACAAGTTGGAGATGGAGTATACCAAAATACTGTATATAATCTAAATGGAGATAACTTATATGCTAGACTATTTTCTAAAATACCTATAGAATTTAGAAAAGACCAATACTATCAATTAGAATTTAATGCTTACGCTATAAATATAAACCCCTCACTAGGTGATCCTAATTTGGAAGTATATATTGATGGTGCTGCAATGCGTTCCCATGGTAATATACATGGTGCAAGAATCGGTGAAATAAAGGATATAAATAATAGAGAACTAATAGTTGAAACCGATCACCATAATAATAAGAAATTTAAGCCTGTTAAATTTACATTTAAGGCTGACGCAACAGAATATGCATACTTACATCTTAAAATAAATAGAGGACTATGGTACTTTTCAGATATATCAATAAAACCATACTCTCAGTTTGGCCACACTCCACATAGATTTGATATAATACTACCAACCCAAAAAGCAGATGTTAGAAAATGGGATGCAATAGACTTTAGGTTTGAATTTTATAATGATGACCACAAAAAAGCAGTATATACTTCTGAAATACATAATGTTGAATTTGAAAATATATATTCTTTAATTGCAACAAATGCATTTTTCCAAAATGCAGAGATAAAAAACTTTATAGGAGAAACCCCACTAGGTGATAACGATTGGGCCTATGCTGCAATCGGTACCCAACAATACCCAACTAACAATTCTGCAAACCCATATGATAACCCAGGCGCTGGAGTTACCTACATGCCATCAATAACTGGTAGTATATTTCACCACGGTAGAGTAGGAATTGGTGGATTTTATCATAGGAATATAGGTGATACATCTCCTCCAGGTCCTTATGATGGACTACCAATATTTGACGGTTACACTCCTCCCTCTCCTCCAGGCTGGGGAGGAAGCCCAGTACATGCAGATTTACATATTAGAAAAATACAACCTGCCAGTGTACATTATACTTCCCAAGGAGAAGGACACAATCCTTTTGGCGGCGGTTCATCAGATGGTACAGATGCATCTATACTCGTCCAAAACATTGGTGGAGATGGTTCATCAATATTGACCCTTGATTCTGATGCAGTTAGTAAAACTGGTAGTTCTAAAATAATATTCCTATCTAGAGGTGGAATATCTCAATCAGTTATTGGTAGCACAAATGTAGGAAATAATGATGCAGACTCTAATTTTATGGATGGTACTCCAGGGGGATCATTTGTAATGCATGATGTAATTGGAAATGTATTTTCAATTGGTGTACGTGGTAATTCTAGATTTCATATAGTTAATGGTTTAAATCCTTCTCCACCCCACGCAGATGCTGGCTCGAATGTTGTTTTAATAGGACACAGAAACCCTCTAATTGGAAATTATGACCATAGATTAGATATTTCTGGTAGTCAAATAATTCGAAGCGGAACTTTATGGTTGCCAGATGCATATGTTTATCCTGACACAAAATTAAATGACCCACCATATATTTTAGGAACCGATGCAACCCACTCAGTTATTAAAATACCCCATGCTGAATTATGTATGGATGATGATTGGTATATACAATCAACATTCATAAGTCAATCAAGAACTGGTAGTTATGGAAAAATGGTTGGTATATTTGATGCCCCTTATGGAACAACACAAGCAGGTTCTCCACAAGACCCATCAGTAAATTCACTAATATTTAATATTTCACAAAGTGGATTAGTATCAAAGGTTAGATTTGAAGGTATACCACTAGGAGACCCTACTGATGTTATTGGTGTAGATGCTGCAGGTATGTTATATTTAACAGGCTCTGATATTCTACGATCTAAACATGTATGGTATGATGGAAGAGAATCACCTCCCTCAGACGATCCCAACAATGCGGCAACAATGTCCCATAATGTTGGCATTTCAGGATCACTTCATGTTCTTGGAATTGGCTCAGGACATGCCGGAAATATAACAGCTTCAGGTGATATAAAAGCGGAAGGTAATATTGAAGTTGACGGTGATATTATTGGAACATCTGGTAATACAATAATAACAAATAATGCTGGTGGATACATTGAAGCCAAATCAAATTCTTCAAATTATGGTTTAATTATTAGAGATAATGATTCTTCTGATTGGGCTAATATAGATAATAATAGTGGTTATTTAAGATTAGTTCACAGTACCAACACAGCAAACCAAGGCCTTTTTATTAAAGAAACAGGTATTGGTACAAACGTAAATAGAGTTGGAATAAATACAAATGCACCGGATGATACTCTACATATAAATGGTACTTTTAAACTAGTAGATGGAACACAACAAAATACCTATGTACTAACTTCTGATGCAAATGGAGTTGGTACATGGCAAGCTTCAGCTGGTGGAGGAAGTGATTTAGATTGGGTTCAATATGAGGACCATACAGCTGGTCCAACTGCTTTTTCAATGTCAGCTGCCCATTCTGGTAGTACACTTGTTGGTTATGACTTTCTCACCTTCACAGGAGCAGCCGGCCAATTAGTTTCTTCAAATTTCTTTCCAAGAACACATGAAACTCTGCCAGCTCTTATTGTTAGAGGAAGAATAGAACAGGATTTAGGAAATTCAAATTTCGGAAATGTTGTTATCGGGTTAGATGCAGCTGTAAGTTGCTCTCTGGGCTCTGACATAGGTTTAGGCCTTAGAAATACAGGAATGCATTACAATGTAATCCTTGGTGCCTTTGCAGCAAAAGCAGCTAATAACTACTTACAAAATTGCATAATTATAGGTCACAATGCAGGACCAGGAATTGGGCCCCTGACTTCCGGAACATACCGAAACGTAATCATTGGTGCTTCAGCTGGATCTAGTATGAATGCAGCAGATGATAACATTGGTATAGGACATTTAGCCTTAGCAGCAATGACAGATGGATTGTATAATACTGCAGTTGGAGGTGGAGCAGGTAGAGAAATTATAGGTGCAAGATTAAATACATTTATTGGGTACTCAGCAGGATCATCTGGAGCTGGCGACAGTGTTTCAACAGGAGGAGGAAACATATTCATAGGAGCCAATTCTGGAATAGCTTCTGGAGACGTCTCTGACAACTTAATAATTGGAAGTGCAAATTCTCGATCTTTAGCACCAATCGGTGGCCAAGGTATGAATACCTCTACTGCACAAATAGAAATACACAATAGGTTTGGTATAAATTGTGAACCTGAATATGCTCTTGATGTTAGATGTCTTGAATCTGATTTATCCACCCCTCCTGTTAGAATCCGAAATCTACAGCATAATGCTGGATACATAATGGTTTGGGATCCTAATGGTCAATCTCCTGGTGGAGGAGGAGCAGCTGAAGTTCATTATGTTAAAAGTTGGGTGACCGGTAACGGTAATCACAATCAGAATGCTACAACTTGGAACGCCAAGAGTCCAACTATAATGATAGTTTCTGGTGCAATCTCATTTATACCTGAATCAGAGGTAACTAATTCATCAACACGTCTCTTTGAAAATTGGCATACTCAAATAAAGACTGATCCGCTAGATGACTCAAGTTTTCTAATATCAGGTTCTTCAGACGCAAAATTCTATCTTTCTGGTTCTGGTGAAGTAGGAATAGGAACAACAGATCCACAACAAGAATTAGATTTCAGAGCAGATACCTTTCAAATACAAAGAAGAGCCGAAAGAAAAGGTATAAAATTAAATAACGAAGGAAATATAGAAACCTTTGATAATGACTCAACTTCAGCTGCTACTGGTAGTGAATTTATTATAAATTATTCTAGAGGAGTAACTGCAACTGCTGAAGTACTAGAGGCTGTAACTGGTATATCATATTCAGACGATACAGTAGCTGCCGCATCCTTTTCACTAAAAACATCAGACGAAAAAACAAGTATATTAGCAAAAGGAGAAACAGAAGGTTTTATTACCCCACCATCAACTGGCGATGTTCTTGGTTCTATTAGGTGGATTGCTCAATCTGGATCAACCACAGACTTTGATAGTAGAGTATCTGGAGAAGCCGCTTCAATTGTTGCACTAGTAAGCGATATCGATGATACTGGAGTAAAGGGAGATTTAAGTTTTAGAGTAGCTGGTAAAACTGGAGCCCCAAGCCAAAAACTATTATTAGATGCAGACGGCAATCATGAAATGGTAGGGTCTCTTGCATTAAATGGTAATTTATCGGTGACCAGTAACATATCCCATGTAGGAGACTCTGATACATATATGGGCTTTAGTGATGATAACATTCATTGGAAAGTTGGTAATGAATTCACATTGCAATCAACACCATCATTAGTTGTAGTCGGCGATGGTGGAAATATAGATTTACAAGTAAAAGCTTCTGGTGAAAATTATGCAATATTTTCAGAAGGTTCTTCTGGAAACGTTGGATTCGGAACTGGCACCCCAGATTCCAATGCTAAAATAACAGTAGTAGGTAATATAAGTGCAAGTGGAACCATAACATCAACCAACATCACAGCCTCAGCTGATATAAGTTCAAGTGGAACTATATGGGCTGACAAATTAATACTAGGTGATGCCCAACCCGCTTCACCAACTGAAGCTTACAATCTCCATATAAGAGATACTAGTAATGTCAACTTAGTATTACAAGCAACATCCAATGGTAATGCAACAATAGAATTAAAAAATGATCAAACACCGGATTGGAAAATATTCAATAAATTCAGTCAAGGTGGATTAAGATTCCAAGCTGGTACGGGACTTGATGTTGTGATAATGGGAGATGATGGTGACGTTGAGATATCCCAAAGCCTATTTGTTAATAGTAACATAACAGCCTCAGGAAATATAATTCCAGCATCAGATAATTCATCTGATTTAGGAACAACAGATTTGAGATGGCGGGATGTATATTCTGTATCAACAACAACTGGTGGTGTATTTGAGGTAGGGTTAAGAACAAAAGGATTAAAAGACTTACCAACAGGAACAATTGTAACTTGGAAAGATGGAAAATGCGTTCCTTGTTATAAAGCCGAAGACCAACTTGTTATGGGTGTAACAAGAGAAGGAAAAGATGAACCAATTGTTCTAGGAGCTGAACCTATATTAGTAACAGGTAATATAAAAGAGGGTGAATATATTGTTACTTCAGATGTGGCAGGCCATGGAAAATCAGTAAATATTGGATATTTATTTAAGAAGAATCTATTCGGAAAAGTGATAGGACAAGCATTGGAATCATCCAAAGGAAAAAGCTCATTAATTAAGTGTATGATTAGGAAAATGTAATCACCCATATTGATAAATTTAGGTAGCAATTCTGATATTTATTTTATATTGTAAAAGATATATTAGGAGAAAAAAATAATGGCAAAAATTAGTATACAAAACGGAATAATTAGTTCATCTGCAGATTTTGGTCTATATCATGGTACAAGTGAAATAGCAACTATAACATCTACCGGGATGGTGCTTCAAGGTGACATAACGGCTTTAAATTACATAGTAAGTTCATCAGTAACATATATGACCCAAAGTTTTAGCAGTGGTTCAACAAAATTTGGAGACTCTTCAGATGATATACACCAATTTACCGGCTCAATACAATTGTTATCTGATAAAACTACTGATTTCTTTTTATTAAAATCTGGTAGTTTTGATAGTCTAACAGTAAATGGACAAGGTGTACTAACATTGGGTGGATTTTCTTTCGATCCTGCTGCTGTCGCTGGTGGATTTTACTATAGTAGTGCTTCTAATGAATTTTATTTAGGTAAAGGTTAAATTTACATATTAGTTGTATATTTATATACGTAATATATAATAAAGAAATAAGGAGAAACAAAAATGGCATCATGGAAAAAAGTAATTGTTAGTGGTTCGGCCGCAGATTTATCATCATTAACACTAGGCAACGCATTAGCAATAGCAGAAGGTGGTACTGCAGCAACAACAGCTGCAGGTGCAAGAACGACATTAGGATTGGGAACTGCCGCAACAAGAGCAGATTCATACTTTGCAACTGGAGCTGAAGGTGATTTAGCCACAGGTGCTTTACCTAAATCAGGTGGAGCAATGACAGGAGCAATCACTACCAATTCAACATTTGATGGTAGGGATGTAGCTACTGATGGTACTAAATTAGATGGTATTGAATCAAGTGCAACAGCAGACCAAACAGCAGCACAAATGAGAACTGCAATTGGAACAGGTAATGGTAATTTAGTACCAGCAGCAGGAACAGCTGGACATTTCTTAAAACACGATGGTTCATTTGGTATCCCCGCTTACACTACTAATACTACATCCAGTATAGCATCAATAGTTGCTGCTGTTGAAGCAGGTACCGATTCAAATACATTTACAGATGCAGACCACAGCAAACTTAATGCTATTGAAGCAAGTGCAGATGTTACTGATGCAACTA